CACCGTTCAGATTATTACGCTCTGTCAATGATGCAACATCTTTCGCTTCAAATATTTTACAGTTAAGTTTTATCTCCTCTGAAAGGTGTTTTTCCATTAGTGGCTTAAACTTTTCGTTCCACCCGGACACATCGTCGCCCTCTTGCCAATCTTTTGGCTTAGTCTGTTCCTTTAATTCGTCCGAATACTTTTGATACTCTTTGAAAGTGTCTTTGAGCTTAATTCTTAAATTAATGTACTCCTCGAACACCTCTGTTTTTAGTTCGGGTGCTTTCAAATCTTTGATTGTTGAGTAAAGCGTAATTGCATCTATTCTTTTCATTCTGTTATTTCTTTTTCAGTTGTGATTAAATCCTCAATTTTTAATTTCCATTCGTGAATATCATAAGTTGAGTTGTACACGCTAAATGATACGCTATTACGTGATAAGTGAACGTTGCCCTTTACATTCTCACCCTCCACAATATCATAAGATAGTGATTGCGTTTCCTGCTGTTCAACACCCTCTTCATTGAGGGTTTTTTCGATTAATTCTTTTTGTAATTTTAATGTCATTTTCCTAATTCTTTTATTTGTTGTGATGCGTAAATAAACGCTACTACTACTAATGCTATTGTTAGTGTTATATGATTATCATAAGATGCCCCTGCACCTACCAATAAACCTATAACTACTAATAATGAAAATACTGCTTTTAATGTCTTTTTTTTGTCCATAATTATACTGATTTTATTTTAAGTGAAACTTCTGAAAGCCTATCAATTCCTCGTAATAATTTTATACTGCTTACAATTTCCGCTACTTGTGTGGGTGTTGCTATTGCGCCATTATTTCTGTTTAACATATTAGTTGCACCAACAAAAACCTCGCGCGATTGCCCTGCTGGTATCAATATAGATGTCACATCCACATTACTACTATCTCTTAATATTGAATTATCCGTATATTCATCTCCAAAGAATGTTGGTCTAACCGATATTTTAAGGTCTGAATATTGAAAAACTCTATCTTCTAAACTGTTGTTTGATAATTCAACTTTAAAGAATATATTGCCAGACGTTGTAAAATATGGTGCTGTTGGGCCGAGATAAATACCTACATCTTGCATCGCACCGCCCGCCACTGTTCCAACTTGTTTGAAAGCAATGCTAAACCTGCCCGCTAATCCTGTATTTACCTCTATCTCTGATATATTATTGTCACCCTCTGCGGATGGTATAGGCAAGAAATTAAGAGCTGAAACACTGCCTAAAACTGACATGTTCTCAACTTTTTTATTAACAAGCAAATGATAGGCTTTGATTGGCTGATTTTGCAAAGTGCTGAAAGGTGCTTCATTTGTTATTATCTCAAAATGGCTACCACCTTGCGCTAGTGTTGTGCTAGCTGTTTTAATGTGTTTTGTTCCATAATTTATACCGCTTTCAAAAACAACACCATAATAGTAGCTCCCAATCTCACCAATAAAATCATTTAATCCTATTAGAAAATCGCTACCCCCAATATTCATAGATAGTACCATCGGATAAGTGCCAATTAATGATGTGTTAATAGTCGTGTTGGATGGTGCTGTTGCAATAGCCATCGCTGTATGGTTGTAATTCCTAAAATCACCCAAGCGACGTGGTTCTGATGCTGTGCCTCGAGGTTTCTCGTATATCCATTCTCCGTTTACAGCTGTTTCATAGCTTGTCGATATTGGTGGTGGCTTTAATCCAAAATCTACATCCTTTAATTCCGCTAATGTTATATCTCCCTTTGTTGCATGTCTTACGGGCTTCCATTTACTCCATTTCTTAATCTTCGGAGACGTACATAACCCCCCAACCGAATTGCTAGTTTCCGCTAATACGCTCTTTACCTCCGATATACTCGGACTTTGTGATACTATATTATTTGCCATTGCTTTAAATTCTAAACTCTTTTGTAAATATACTAATTATTATTTAATTATCCAATAATGCTGTTACATCGCCATGAGAAATAATGTGACCGTCACTTGTCATTTCTTGCTTTGTAACGCCATTGTACTGTAACTCAATATTGTTTCCAACTTTTACAAATTTCCAATTAGTGTTTAATTCTAAAATTGTCACTTTTGTTGTGCCTGTGAAGGTTGGGCTTGATGCTGATAAATCGCCAAGAGATGTGCTTCCTTCAACTAATAACCCCCCATATATCTCTGTTTCCCCTAATGTTGTCAAGTTTAACACACCCAACATATTTAATTGAGTTGTTCCTGTAAATTCAGAGTTGTGAAACATCGTTTCCTTGCTCTCATTAGTTACATTCCCTAAACCTACTTGTGTTTTTGTTACTTCATGCGGATTTTCCTTATCAGTAATATGTGCATCAACATCAACTGATTTTGCGCCATCCGTTATTCCGTAACCACTTAATGTAGTTGGTGTATCAGTTATTTCTGAAAACTTATGAGTGTGATTCCCTGATGCAACCGTTCCAGCAGTAGTTCCGAAATTACGATTGAACGCTGTGTTTTTATCAAAAACATTCTCTTTTGTCGCCAATCCATCATCTACATAACTCTTTGAAGTTTTCGCATCTAAAGCATTTTGTAAATCCGTTACATCACTAATAACATGAGTGTGAGCCGACGGTGCAAAAGTACTCGGTTTTCCTAAAATACTATCCCAGTCAGTTATAACATTCCCACCCTCACCAACTTCAATGTTATCAATGAAGTTTTTTAATATCATCCCTTGCCTTGCGGACAAAGGTAAGTTTGATAAATTAGATGTTAGATTATCAACTACCTCTGATTGCTTTATGAAATTGGTATTTTGATTAAAATCTGTAAGCGTTGTTATTTGGTCTATCCATGAAGTTAATGCAACTCCATCGCCTCCATCGCCACCGCCTAAGTCATTTTTACCAAAAGCTGAAACATCTTTCAACGAATAAAAATTCTCTTCAACATAATAGTTGCCGTCTTCGTCTATTTTGATAAGGCAAGGCGCACCACCACCCCCAACACTACCACCCGATGAAACGCCACTTACCCCCGAAATTGAGGTCGTATCTTCACCACCAAAATATGAGTAAATGTAGTCAGTTTTTAGTACGGTGTTATCGTACTTTATTTCCTCAATCCTTAACTCCGTTTCATTTCTGTAAAAATTATAATTAGCTTCAACTAAAACGTATTTAATTCCACAAACTGAATAAATATCTAATGGTGAAAACTTCCCTTTGATTACCGCTGTTATAATATTGTGCGCATCACTGAACATTACTGCACGTTGTCTCACTGAATGTAATAGTAGCCTATCAGCTGTTAATGGTGTTTGTGTTTGGTCTTGCCAGCCTAAGCCGAATTGCTCCCAATTTGAGCCTATTTTATAAAATATAGAACTCTGTTCGTCTCTTTGATAGTCGTAGAAATATCCGTTAATGCCTTTGTTTATGAAGTCCCCAAAAATAGTTGTGTCAATCTCGCTTTCTTTGGTGAAGTTAACACCTTGCTCTATTTTGAATAAATTGCCTTTTTGTTCTCCATCAGTTAAAAATGTTATTGATGAAAAGTTAACTAAATGGATAGGGTCATCATTACTCAATCTATAATGACGAATGAAAAACTCCCAGTCGCTTGCTACCTCATCATCTTCTAACACTAATGTGCCATCAAGTGTCTGACTTGCAACTACAGCACTATTCGGGTCAACATCTTCTGAGGCTTCCGCTCTAAGTAACAAGAAATTTAAAATTCCAAATTCTACACCAAATACACCATTTTTATTTAAGAATTTATCTTTATTGCCCTTTCTTGCAATTACCTGATAGAATGAAGCGTTACCTGCCTTTGTTGTAAAATTAACATCTACAGATAAATTTATTTCTCTTCCAGTAACGGATGGCTTTATTGCATCAGATTCTAAATAAACGCCACCACCTAGAGGAGTTGATACAATCAATGAGTTATTAATAGTGCTATCGCCATATATTGGATTATTACCACTATAACCTATAATTTCTTTATTGGTTAATTCAGCATTGAATCCATTATATGAAGTCCATCCATCGAGTGATTTAAAATTGTAGTTTATTGGGTTTTTTATGCCACCCCCAAATTCAGCCATCACACCAACCTTTGATGAAGGCGGATTAATAAGCCTTCTACCGCCTACATTTATTTGCTCAATATCTTTTGTTTTTGGTCTGCTTTCATATTCTAATTTATTGAGGATGTGCCATTGACCTTTCTCTTGCACCAAAAAAGAATTTGAAACAATCAGAATGGATTTGATTATATCATAACAAGAAATGCTTGCACCTTTATCAGATGAAAGCCTTTCCATTAACCCGCCTGTATTTGTCAGAAAGTCGCCACTTTGTCCAATTGGATTAAAGTTAATTGTTGAATTTAATGGTAAATCTAATCCCGTTTTTAAAAGTGATTGCTCAATCATGTATCGGAATGATTGAACCCCTGTCTCACGTGGCAATGTTTGATTTTTGAGCGTTCCAATCCTATCACTTGCAACCATCGAAATAACACGTGGCTTGTCAATTGAAACTTCAAAAAAATCAGGAATTATAAAACCGACAAACTCTAACTGCCCTTCAATATAAAACTTAACCCTAATTTTTGTTTCATCAGACGTTAGTAAATTATCGATATTGAAGTTTTCATCTTCAAAGATATTAATGTCAGCTTCGAGCGTTCTAAAATAACCGCTTCTATCAGGCTTTTCATTTCTGACCTTGTAAGAAAAAGCGTCTTGTGTTCCGATTATATCGTAAATAGTAGTGCTTGTATAGTCTTTTATTTCAAAGTCTAAACGCGCGTTCAGCTTTTCTTTATTGCAATAATCTAACCGATATTTTACTTTGTATGCCATTATTTTTTTATCTTAAGCGATTATTTTTGCTTGATTGCTTTTCTAAAATTCCTACCAACTTGTCTCCCCTAATCTCAAACTCAACTGGCTTGAATGAGTCAGTATAAGAATCTCTCAACTCAAATGCTCCTTGTTGCATTGGTTCTGCTCCTCGTGAGCCTGAATAACCTCCTCCTGAATAACCTCCTCCACCAATACCACTATTCATTGCATTGTTAACGCTTGACACTGCTAAACTTCCGAGTGCAACTAATGCTGCACCTGCTGCAATTGTAGCCAATGGATTCGCTAACATCAACTTTAGTTTCATTGCACCAATACCGAAAGTTATCATCATTGCTCCGACTTGCTGTGCTAAATTTCCGAGCGTTCCAATTATCGCACCTCCTAAAGCTCCTATCATGTTATCGCCGTTTGCAAGTGCATTTCCTAAGCCTTGCATTGCGTTTGATATTCCACTTGAAAGTAATTGACCTAAATCTATTGTTAAGGTGTTAGCTTCGTCCTTTAATCTTTGAAGTTCCTGAAAAACAACATCTCTAATGGCTTTCATTTTTTCGCTTAAACCTTCAACATCAATATTTATTATTCCATCCGTTCTAATTCCGCTTGTGTCGACTGCTAAATCTGAAGCAGATAGTTTTTTTATTGTAGTGTAATAATTTTCAGCTCCTTCCGATAAATTATTTAGTGAATTTGAAAGCTCATCAGTCAGTGCAATTGCTTTTTCTGTTTCAACATTTGTTTTTGATTGCTCCTTGCCTTGCTCTTTAGTTTTTTCAACAACTGGAACTAAAGAATCAGCCCACCCCTCCATTGTGTCGGCTAAGCTATTCAGTTTCAAAAATCTGAAAAAGTTTGCAACTCCTTGTGTCATTTGAGCAACAACCTTCAAGACAATATCTTTTACTCCATTGAAAGCATCAACAAAAAACACTTTCATTTCTCCGAGCGCATCTCCTACACTTTGAGCTCTGAATATATTTAGAAAATTATCAAATGTTTTCGCAACAAACGAAATAATCGAAATTACAATATCAAAGGAACGTTTAAAAGACTTGACTATTCCGCTACCCATTCTGTCCCAAACATCCATTACAACATCACGAATGTTTGTAAAAATGCTTTTCAGGCTGTCCCATAAATTCAGAGCTAAGCTCTTGACGTTTTCAAACATTTCCGAACCTCCACCGCTTGTGAAGTATTCTTTTATTGCATCCCAATTTTTCACAATTAAAACTGCACCTGCAACGATTGCACCGATAGCAATTCCAATTGGGCCAGTCATAGCTGTAAACCCTGCTCCAATCAAAGGTAATAACTTTAACAAGCCACCCAATGATATTAAAGTTGGTCCGAGTGCAATTGCTATTCCTGTGATACTTGCAATTATTGTTTTCGTTGGAGTGCTTAATTCGTTGAATCTATCAATTAATTGTTTTATGAAGTCCACAAATTGACCAATCGCTGGCATGATTTGATTTTCAATTATTGGTAGAAGTGTATCAGTTAACATTGGGGCTAATGCCGTTCCAATTTGGTTTTTTAAAGCTGTGAATCTTAATTTTAAGGTGTCAATTGCAATTCCAAAATTAGCACTTGCTTTGACGGAATCTTCACTCATGACTAAACCTAAATCGTGTGCCTCTTGCTTTAATGCTTGTATTTGGTCTTTTCCTAAATCAACAATCTGAGTAACATCCTCCCACTGTCTACCGAATAACTGAACACCCAGTGCGCTCGCTTCAATTCCACCGCCTAAATCAGCTAAAGCAAAAATAGCTTCCTCTGAAAGTTGACCTGCTGTTTTAAATTCTCCGCTTGCATCTTTTAGTGAAACGCCTAACTGCTTAAGAACATCACTTGCCCCTGCGCCGTCCTCGCTTACGTCTCTCAAACGCCTTGTCAGTGAACTTGTAGCATTCGCAAGCGCATCGGTCGGAACAGTTGCTTTTATTGCAATAAGCTCGTACTCTTGGAGCATATCAGTTGAAATGCCTGTAATAGTTGAAAGCGAATCTAAATCTTTGGTTGCTTGAGCAGTTGAAATTGCCAACGCTCCCATCCCAGCTATTAGCCCAGTCAGTGGAACGCTAACAAACTTTGATATGCTCGTTCCTGTTTTGATGAAAGAATCACCTACTTTGTCAAGTTGATTTGAAACATTTTTAGTAAACTTATCAATACTTTGGGTTGCTTTCCCAATGTTCGCTTCAAAGTTTTTAATGTCGGCTTGTATGCTTGCTGAAAATGTACTCATAGTTTTTACTTAATTTTGATTCGCTTTCGCTACGTCTTCAAGGTACTTTTTATAGTGTTCAATATACACCTTTTTTGATTCATCCGATACATCAACTTTGTTAATTTTTCGCTTTAATGGGAAAAACTTTTCTATTGATTTCGGTATAAACTTGTGGTTAAGGTGTGGAGCTAATGTTGCTTTATAAGCTATGAATCGAGTGTGTTCCCATTTGTCAAGTTGCATCCTGTTATAAGCAAATGACTTTAATAAAAACTCACGCCAACTCATTTTGTAAAACTCCACTAACCTTAGCCCAAGCTCACCGACCGCGAACGAAACAAATTCCTCATCAAAATTTACTTTGCCTTTTTTTTTGTGATTTTTTCGTTCACCTCAACCTCATCTGTATCCGCTTCATCAACTCCCAAACTGGTAGTCATACTTTTAGTAAATAGTGTAATAACATCACTTACTACTTTTGAGTTGAATCCCTCTTTGTCAATGAATTTATAAAAGTCTTTTAATTCGTAATCTGATAAGTCCATGTTTTTCGCATTGCACGCACCCAAATAAATTACAAGAGGAATAAATTTAAACGGATTTCGTTTAATTTCGTCTCCTAAATTTTCCAATTCATACCCTTTCTCAATCAGTTCTTGAATAACCCAAGTACCAAACTGAATAAGTGTATTTTTGCCCTTTATTTTAATCGTTGTTTCGTTCATAGTCTTCTAATTTTTAATAATTATTCATTTGGGTCTGTTGATGTTGGTACTCCATTAATTGTGATTGTTCCTGAAAATGTAGCATCACCTTCTCCGAAGCTATCATTTGCATCAGATAAGAACCCTTTGAAATACTTTTCCTGAACATACGTGCTATCATTTGCAGGTGCTAAAACCCACTGGTCTGCAACTCCGCTCGCTCTACTTGCTTCCTGTGCTGCGTAAAGCTCTTCAATTGTCTCACCGTCTGTCATGCCACCTGTTAACTCTGAAGTGTCAACAACAACGCCCGAAAAAGAAACGCTTCTTGAAATCGTGTCGGGTGATCTCTCAACGTCGCCACCTGTGCAAACGTTACTTCTCTCAATCATTGATAAGGCTTGTGAAAAGTCTGTATTTGTCAAACAAACAACTGGCTTGTAAGCTGTGCCATCCCAACGTTTTAAAATTCTTTCTACTCCTTTAATGTACTTTGCCATAACTGTAATTTTTAAATTTATTTATTTATGTAATTTCTGAAAATCATTACTTTTGAAAATGCTGTGTGTGATTGGTCTCTCTCGTGTAATGAACGAGAAACGTCCAACCTTATGCTATCGATTCCGTCTAACTTTGAAAGTGTACGTTTGCCCTTTATTCTATTTTCAACTAAATATCCAATATCTTCGCAAATTGATTTTTTCCCTACTCCCTGAAATTTGGTTACAACTTTAACAGTCATATCAGAAATTAATCTGTAATTGCAAACATCCTGACTTGAATTTTCAATTGTTTGTTGACTTTGAAGTAAAATATAAACTTCAATTGCATTATCGATTGAAACAACTGCGTTAATATCTCCCACCTCTTCATCAAATATTGGAATCGTTTTCCCTTTATATTCCAAATTCCGTAAAGCTGTGAAGTATGCAATTCTGACCTCTGTTGCTGTATCCATCATTTCATTTTCGCTTTTACTTTTCTTTTAAACCAAGTTTATTCATGTTCTCTTTGAACGTCTCTAAATTCCTTAACCAATTATTAAAGAGGTAAGGGCTTCCAATTAATGTACCTTGTCCGTTCACATAGAAAGCCATTGCAGTGTCTCTAACTTCTTTTGGATATGGTGCTAAAATGCTAACTGCTGAAAGTCCTGTACCAAACTCAATGTATGCTGCCATTTTTCCCTCCTTTGATTCTGCATCACCCATAACTCCAACTTCACCTGCAAAACCACCATCTTTTATAACACCATCAATTTTGATAAAATTAGGAGCGTCTTGAATAGCTTGTATTTCAGTATCTTTAATAATCTTCATTACTTGAAGTTTAATCGCCCTCAATTTTTCTTCTTTGAATTTTTGAAGATCGGCTTTTACTGAACTTGTTATTTTGCTACTCATTTTATTTTATATCAAAAGTTAGGAATCTACTTCTAATTGTCTCGTCAATCTGTGGACTACTGATAATTACGAACTGCTTATCATTCCACTTTACTAAATTATCAACCTCTGGATAAAAGTCTTTTCGCTCTCTGATTGTTACTCTGAATACCTTTGGCAATTTTGCGTTTGCCTGCTCAATGTCTTTCTTGACTTTCAGTTGCTCAATCTTTGCCCATGTTTCGAGCTGAAAAATTGGAACAACCTTATACCCACCTGTATTGTCTTGCTGTTTTTCCTCTTTAAAAAATTGTATTTTGTGATTTAGTCGTAAACTCATAGCTTTGTATCTTAAATCATTGGTTCATTATTGTACATCTGAAAAATTGAAACATCTATCTCATAACTTCCATCATCAAACTTATTTGAAACGTTGTCGATAATGGAGTAAGCAATACCATCTGCCATGTCTTCAATTTCAAAATCTACGCCTGTTTTTTTTGATGCCATATTTTTGACTGAATCAATTAAACCAAGCAAGTAATTATCTTGCTCATCGTAATCAATGTCAAGATTTAGATTTTCTTTTACTTTTGTTAGTAGTTCCTGATTTGTCATTTTCTTTTTCTTTTTTAGCTTTTGGCTTCACATACTTTTCAGCAACCCCCATTCTTATAAAATAGTTAGCTCTCATTTCATTAGCTTCTATTTTGTCGCCTTTTTTGAATCTTCCAAAAGGCTTTAATAAAACTATTTCTTGCATATTTTCTAAATTTTAAAAATAGGGAGTGCAAATTAATGCACCCCTATTAATTTATTTATCACTCTGTTGGAGTTACTGTAAAGTCACCTTTAACAAGTGCTTCATCATTAAAAATAACTTGCGTTACTCTCTCCTCAACTCTGAACATTACCTTATTAACCTTAGCTAATTCAGCATCTTCAAACATTCTGATTTCAGGACTCATTCTACGTAAGAACATAGTTGCATTTCTGTCAAATGTTAGGAAGTCATTCTTTGTAATTCCAGTAGTTGAAACTGCATTGATACCACCGATATTTAAAACACCGTTGTTAAATCTAACGTTATCACCCGGTAAATCATATTCACCTGAACCATCAGCTTTATTCAATCCAATTTTCACGATGTCGCGAGGATTCAATACCGCGATGTTACCTGTGTACATATCAAATGTGTTTTCTGGAACTTGTCCATAAGCTGAATCGATAATTCTATCAACTGCTTTATCTAAGTCACCGTCATACGCTTTTGCTGTGTCCAGCAATCCTGCAACTGGATTTGTTCCTGCTCTACCATTCAAAACAAAATCGTTCTCTGCTCTCTTCAAGTCAATAAGAAGTCTGTTTTGTAAGTATGAAATTAACCATGGAATATCATCCAACATCTCACGCTCAACAATTACATATCCTGCAATCCATTTGAAAAATGCTGACTGTGATTCAAAATCATAGTCTACCTGTGGCTTTTCTCCCGTGCCATCCCATGCACCAACGCCACCTTCTCCGCCTGCCTCTTTAGGATAAAGAACGCTGTTACCTGCACTCGTACCCTGTGGCATTAAATCGGCTAACCAAACACGATTGAAAGGCTGTGCGATAAGGTTTGTTCTCACGTCCTGAATGAATGGAGTTGCTCCAACAAAATTGTTTCCGATACTCATATCACCAACCGCTTTCATAGTAAGAGTAATCTCACCACTTCCACGTTTGTGATTCTTGATTGCTTCTGCATTCTCCTGAATGGCCTTTGCAATGTTTTCATTAAAAGTTGACTTCTCGTTTTCTTGTTTGAATTGTGCTTGCTTTTTCAATTCAACACCCAAATTAGTCACCTTTTCGTTTAAGTCTTTCAACTCTTGTGCTTTTGCTAAAGTTTCAAAAGTTGGTTCAAACTCTTTTTTCATTTCTTCAAATCTCGCCTCTGCTGACTTGGTTGCTACGTCCTTAATATTGTCCATAGCTTCTTTTTTAATTTGCTCTTCTGTTTTTTCCATCTTGTTAAATGTATTTTTTGTAAATATTCTGTATTAAAATAGTCGGCTCTATGGACTTGTGAGTGTCATCTGACGGCTCACCTTTTTCATTGAGTGACAAAAATTGCTCTAAACTTTTTATAATTGAATCATCAAATTTATGATTGTCATACGCTTTTGTTATCGCTTTCCAAAATTGCTCTTGTGTAAATTCTGTTTGCTTCTGCATTGATTTAATTGTGTCGACTACACTTAATTGGTTGGCTGGGTCACAAGTCAAAACAGAAATTTCATTTAGCTTGTATTCTGTAACGATTTGTGAATTTGATTTATTCCGCTTCATTACCCATCCACCGATTGAAAAACCTGATTCAAAACCGTTTTCAACAAGAAACTTGCTCTCTTCATATGCTTGCTTTCCGATAGGAGTTTCAAGTAACATTTTTGCAGTTAACTTTAAACCGTGAGAATCCTCTGTATCAAGTTCAATTGGTATTCCAACAAATTGATTTCTATCATGATTTTTTAAAATCTTAATTCGCTTTCTATTTTCCGTTACCGTTTTTGTGAAACTTCCAACCTGTGAAATATCCCCATCCGTATCCTCAATATTGTAAACGTTGGCATAACCTGACAAAATTCCCTTTTCTGAAATATCGTCAATATTTACATTGGCTTGCTTTATTACGTAATTATCTTTATTCATATCTTTATGTTTTTAATCCCAATTTTAATTTAATTGATTCATATAATCCTCACTCATGTAAACAACTTGACAATTACAGTTAATCACATTTTCAGCACTTCCGTTTGGATCGTGTGGATATTTCATGTAATCGGTCGTTCCATTTTCTGCAACAACTTGGAACGATTCGTTTGTTTCGATTATCAATCCGTCTAAAAAAACGTGGTTGTCACGTGGACTATTTGATGGTCGATGCACCCACATTTTAAACTGCCTTTGTCCGCTCTGCTCGCTTTGGTCTGCCCAACTTTCTGCGCTCTTTGCTTTTGCTAAATTTGCAATTGCGGATGTTTCTGTTCGTGCTATTGTCATTGCCCGGCTGTTTGAAAAAACACCTCTACCCAATTTTTTATGAAGTTGTTCTGCTATGTATGAAGGCTCAACACTCATTGGACTTTCTCCAATCACCTCTTTTATTTGTTGCTTTACTTCATTGTAGCGTTTCAAACTCCAATCGTCCATATTTTTGACTTTTTCTGCAACCTTAATCGAAATAAATTGCTCAATCCATCCCTTCCAATAGTCAAGAAAGAAACGATCTGCTTTTGAAAAGTCATCTGTTGTCAGAGCATTAAATTGTTTATCTGCAAACTCCATTCCGATTTCTAAGTAGGCATTCATCAAAATATCGTATGTCCGACTTTCAAACGTACCATCATTTTCTATAATTTCATCAAGTTGACGTTTCAACTCTTTAGCCAATTTTGAAGATAGCTTTTTTCTTTCTCGAACTAATTTACGCTCGAGTTTGAAAATGAATCTCTTTAATTGTCGTTTGCTTGCCATCTTTTACTAAACTTCAAAATCATTAATCGGAACTTGTCCGCTATTTATAAATAATAAATCTGCTGCTTCTGTTTCAAGTGTATCGTAACCTTGTATTATTCTCATTTCATTCTTTGTGAGAATTTCTGCAAGGGCATTCATATCATCAAGGGTTGGTTTTAGCTCATCGTATCTTGATGTATCATAATCAATAACGTAATTTTTGCCGTCTCTTTTCCGGAACGGTTCAACTAACCATCTATTTAATTTGTCTTCTTGCCTGTCAAGATAGGGTAGTATTACTTCACCTAAAAATCGCTTACTCGCTTCTTTCTGATTTTGATAAGTTGGATTTGGGTCAAACAAAACTGATGGAACGCCCCACAAGTCACAAAGGTTAATTTGTGATTCTCTCATTCCTTCAATGATGTTGAGTGCATCGGGTGACATTCCAATTTGAGTATATTGAAGTGGCATTCCCGATACTGCTATTTTGTTTCTGTTTTCAAAGCCGTGGATTTTTTCCTGAATGTTTTTGTTTGTTTTTTCAACTTGTTTTTTATCAAGCCATAATTTCGGGTCTGCATGATTAGGCGAAACAATTCCTTTTGCCCCTTCGTTCTGCATTGACTTTACCCATGCTTCGATAGAAACATCGTCTAATTGTAGGTATTTTAAACCTGCTAAAAGTGGAGACATTCCTCTTAAATGCTCACCGTTTACATCATAGAAAGGATTAGCCATTTTCAAATGGAGTACATCTTCAACTTCAAATCTTTGAGTTAACCCCTTACCCCAATTAACTACCCATCCAACTATTTTATTTTCTCTATGGTCGTAAATATGTTGAACGTGATTAGCTGGCACAACTTTTATTGCCGTTGGAATATCAGAATTAATTTCTGTTTCACGAACTACAAAGCATTCACCTTGCACGAAATAGAAAATATCCATTAACTCACGCAATTCTCCAAATGTTTGTGTATCATTTGGTTTTTCAAGCAGCTTGACTAAATCTGAATTTTCGTCGGCATAGTCAAGCGATTTTGCTACATAAAGCGATTTTTTAATGTGTTCAGTTGGTAGATTTGAATAACGATGTTTTTTATATTTAGTGTAGTTGTTGTTTTTCTCAATATAAACGTAAGGATCTGCAACTTGTAGCTTATCAATTATCTTTCTTACAATCTTATAAACCTCAGCGTTGTGAGTATAACCTTTCTCAATAAAATCATGTTTATCAAAATTATAAAAAACGACTGGTGTGTTTTGAATTAGACTATTAAAGTCAATCCTACCCACTGCTTTTGATGCACGGCTCCCAAAAAATGCTTTTTGTATTAAATTCATTGCTTATCGTTTATTGCTTAATATATAAATTGTAAAAAGCGAATCCATTGATTCCGAAAAAAGAAAGGACTGCAAAAATACGACTGATTACAGTCCAATCTCCAACCCTAAAATTAAATTCGACAAAACCTATACACAAATATAATAAAATAAGTGTAACTATTACTATTAATATGAATTCTTTGTTTGTTTTATTTTTCATTGTCAGTTTTTTATGCTATATGAAATTCGAAATTAACTAAATCTTTTTCCGTTGCATAGCGAATCCCATCTAAGCAATGATTAAAAGTGTCTATTGGCTTATTCGTAGGATTTCCGAATTTGTCAGACTCCCACCGGTAATTCCTTAATTCTCTTATCAAATTTAAGCTCCTTTTTGTAACGTATATTTTCTTTGAAAGTAATCTATCTATCCCTGCTCGAATGCTGTCGGCTCCCTTTTGTGCTGGCAAAATATTAAACCCTGCTAAAGCTATTTCATGAATTGATTTCGGTTCAGCACTATCAGCGATTATTTTATCATAGTTTTTCTTTAAACCTAAACTTTCCATTCGTGAAACAATATCACGATTTAATAACCCTGTTTGATAAATTAATTCGTCTAAATAAAAAGCGTCATCAGTCTCAAGAACCCTCGTTAATGTGGTTGGGTCATTTGTAAACCCAAAGTCCATCCCATACGTCTCAACTCCATGTTCTGGCATTTCATCTATTTGTGTCCACTCTTCAAAAATTAAACCCTCATAAACTCCATATTCACAATCAACATGAATACGTCTAAAGTTGGCATCCATTTGAGCACGTTTCTCAATTCGGCTTCTTTCCGTTTCAGGTAAAAATGGATTGTCTAAATAGTTTGATGTTATGATTTTTGAATTGTCATAAAATCTTATCCAATCTTCTAACCAAAATTGAGACGTTGGATTAAAGTCGGCAATTATGTTTTCTGATCGTCTCGCCAATTCCTCCCAAACTTCAAGTTTTAATGTGTTTATCTCATTGCCATATAACCAGTCACGCCTTGCTCCGAGTGCTTTTCCTATGCGGTCGGCACTGAAAAACTCAAGTGTTGAACCTGTTTCAGGATAATAAAATACTGATTTTGAAATATTCCAATTATCACTTGAGAAAATACCGATTTGCTTTGTTATGTTTTGTAAGTAACGAATTGCACCAATATCAAGATGTGGCTTTGATTCAGAAACAACCGTTATAATTTGATTTTTCATTCGCATCAAAACACATGTAATTAAAAACATTACAATATCATAGGTTTTCCCCGAGCCCGTACCTCCCTTGTGAATAGCAACTTTTCCGCCATCCTCAAAAAACTGCAAGGTACTTCCATATACCTCTCCAGCTCCTAAGTCTATCTTATTGCTTTCTTCTTTGTACATTTATTGCAACATCAATTCCTTTGTGATTTACTGTTTCTTCTGTTTTATCTTTCCAATCGTGTCTGTTGATAAGAATAAACTTAGTCATTCCTGTATCGGTGTCTTTAAAAGTTGCGTGTTTTTGTAGTTTTAATTCTTGTATTTTTCTCGCTCTAACTATAACCTTTAAAAACGAAGGGAATTTTGAAGATAAATAAGCTATCAATTCCGCATAATAATCATTCTCAATAATAAGAAACTCTTCAAAGAAAATATTCATTGGTTGTTTCATCCACTCCAAAAGCTCATAACCCAAAGCAAGTGCCTTTTCTTCAGTCCACTTTTCTTCAGGTTGATATTCCTTTGAAAACATTTTACCGTTTACCTTTTTCTTTGCCATGCTTTTAACATTCCTATTTTCGCCCAATATACGCAATATGTTTTGATTTACCAAATAAAAACGAATAAATATTTTTATTGAGTTGTTTTTTGGTGTTTTCGGTTGTTTTTTGCCTTTTTGCTGTTTCAAGTAAAAATTGGTTTTTCAGTGAAATTCCATTGCACACTTTTGGTAGATGTGTGCAGTTTTGTAGAAATTGGCAGTATATTTTTGTAGAATTTGTAAATTTGTAAAACGCATTTACAAGCCTCTACGCTTGTGTGGTAAAGGCTTTGAGCGTTTTTTGTATTTTTGTAGACCCGTACAAGTGATTGTGTATATAACATGAATATACATATTATATATATATAGATAATAATCTACAAATCTACAAAAACGGCTTTAACTCGTTGACTGATAGAAAGTTATCATTTGTAGAAAGTTTGTAGAACCTTTGTAGAATGTGTTTTTGATGGATGTTTCTACAAAAGTGAGAAAAAAAAGAGTAGTCGGGTGAAACTACTCTTTTAGGGTTGATGAATTATTATTTGATTAATAGTCAGTTGTTGCAATTATATCTGTACATGTATTTCTTTCAGCATACTCTGCAAATGTTTCAATTATTTTAAAGCCATGAAAGTAATCATCTTCATTATAATCTTCACACCCAAATTCACAAGGTTCGATATCGGATATATCCAATATATAATTTTCGCTCCATTTGTCTTTTGGAATTTCAGTTATTTTGTAATCATTTAAATCACTTCTGAATAATCCTGTGAAACCTAAATAGAATTCTATTGCATCCTCTTTATCAATTGCGAATATCCAGTCGGAATTTCCCGCTTTACCTATTTTTTGAAATTCAAATATTTTCATGTTTTGTTTGTTTAATGTTTATATTTTACTTTTTCTTTTTCTTTTCCCTCTCCCACTCAAACATCACCTCGCCACCTTCATCAACAACTGAATAATAAGATAAATCCTGATTGAAGTTGAAGTAGGCTTGATATTTTCTAACTGCTTCACGTTTGACTAAGCCGAAAATGATTTCACTATCCGTTTCAGCTGTTTCAAATTTACCTGAAAAGGTTGCTTTGGCTTCATCAAAGAAACGACAACTGAAGTAATAAGGTTTTGTTTTGTGATTAAATTCCTCTTCAAGAAAAACCTCTACATCTTTTCCTTTGAAAAAGTAGCCGTTTAACTCGGTTAGTGATTTTTCTGTTATTCTCAAGGCTTCAAGTTTTTTGAATAGGTCGGATTTCACAACTGAAATAAGGCTTTTTTTTGTCTTATCGTTATTTTGATAATGATGAATCGGATATTCTACCTCGTGTCGCTTAATCTCGTCGCTTCCTTTGATTTTTATTTTGTATATTAATGTCATGTTCATTTGGTTTTAAATTGTTGTTTAGAATTGATTTAAATAGACTTGTTGTAGGTTTTTTTCATATTTCTAAATTTTGTACTCATGAAAACCACTTGTGTTACTTATCCCCTCATCTGCATCTACATCAAAGCAACTGTTATTAAATGATCGTGCAATTTGCTTTTTTAATCTTTCAATGTGTCTGCTTGATTCAATTAGGTCGCCACGTGTATTGTCTATTTGCCTTTTAGTTGAATTTTGCGTACTCATGTTGAATGCCTTATCGCTCAACTTGTCTCTTTTCTTTATTTCTCTCTGGACTTGTTTGAATAATAACTCTAATTCTTTTGCTTTTTCTATCATATCATTTTTTAGTTTCAATTAAACTCCAGTACTTCCCAAACCACCCCTGTCAATTTCATCTAATTCATCTACATATTCAAACTTGATGCGATGAGTGAATAACCATTTCAGTTTTTGAAAGATGGTTGCTTTTTGCGAAAGTTGAATTCTGAATTGCGCCACTCTGTCGCCCTTATTGATTATTGAATCTTTGAAACAATAAAAAGGGAAACGGATAATATCATTTGTTCCGCTATAACTTGAATCAATAATACCAATTCCGTTTGTCATCATAATTTTATACTTGAAAAAAGTTGAGCTTCTCGGTGCAATTATCATTTCATAGCCTTTCGGTATTTTTACTGCTATTCCTAATTTAAAGTTGCTGTGGCAATTTCTATTCAGGATAATATCTTTTGGAGCTGGTAGGTCAATCCATTCCCCTTTTTCTATAATTTGCAAAGCTTCTTGTCCTTCGTGTAGTTTTACTTTAATTTTCATGCTTGGCTTTCCTTTAAAAATCGTTCTTTAATTTCGGCTATTGTTTCGTTTTCGGATACTTTGAAGAAGTGTTTATAACTACCCCAATTTTCAATCTCAAATTTATAGCCATACTCTGAAATGGCTTTAACTCTGCCAATAAATAAATCTCCACTATCAGCCCCCTTATTGGCTTCACTATATATGTCATCATAAAACAACCCAATATCCCCAACCTTTACAGGTGAATATTGTGGATATTTCTCGAAAAGTGGTGCTAAATCATCGGGTGTGGCTTTGCGTAATAAGTTTATATCATCTTCTAGACAAAGATAACCCTTTGTGTACATATCTTCACCGTCTATACTGTAATGAACAGATGATGAGCTATTCACCTCAGTTATATTTCTTTTTGCTATCCAAGGGTCTCCTTTTATTTCCACATAAAACCAATCCTCTTCATTCAGGATTGATAAATCCACTCCATGAATATTGATGTTATCGCTTGGAGCTGGTGTCCATTCAGTTTGGAGTGATTTTTTGTCAATAAACAAATGGTCTTCATACTTCTCAATAATCACCTTTTCGCCTATTTCTAAATTTTCTACTAATTCTAACATTTTACTTGGTTTCATAATTTTGTTTTTTATTATTTTGTTACACCTCGTACATTTATTATAATTTTCATTACCATATATCCTAATTGGTATTACACAGCTACAACTTGTTTTCATAATTTGTTTGATTTTTTATAAGGAACAACAAGTTTTCCATCTCTGTTAATCCAACACCCCATTATTTTAAAAACTGATTTTGATTTTACTTTATGCTTTCTGCATATTTCGTTAAACTCTTTCACTGTTTCAGGTCTTTTTTGAATTATCTCTTCACCCGCTCGTGATTTCGCCGTTGCCGGTAGTTTTTTCGGCATCCAAATACAGTTGTTACCTTCGTTAACTGTCCGTGTTGGTGTGTAATCAATTGAGAATGGTGGCACTGATGGTAGTTCTTTGTACATCATAGTTATTTATGTTTTAGTTTATTTTTTTTCTATAATAAACAGATTTTCTATCACTTCTATTAATTGACATGCAAGGCTGTTCTCTAGTTCGTCGACATTCGTCAACAAAGTAGCATCTATTACACATATACGAATTTGTGTTTGTTTTGTGGATTCTTACTTCCTCTATTACTTTGTTTCTAAGCAGTACTTTTACTTTTTCTTTCATTGTTTTTTTGGTTTTTAATTATAGTGCCATTTTATACTCTCCTTGATTTTCTAATGTGAGATATTTGCTTATCATAATTCATTTTTTTTGTCTATTTTGATGTAATAATTCATTCCGTTTTTATCTGTAAATTGGTACGTTTTTGTCATTAAGTTTTCATCGTATTTTTTAGCTCTTAGCTTTTTAATTTGCTTTTGATTATTCTCAGTATTCCAAACGCTTAATTGAACAATTGTATTATCGTTTTCATCATAGTCGAAAAAAATATTATTTATTCCATTGAAGAAACACCCGAATAAATCTATTGTTTTAAAATTGTAAGTTCCCATAATTCATTTTAAAAATTAGTTATTAATTCTCTTCTTTCACGTGTACAAATATAATACTTCCAATCGGATATAAGGCTATTAAAGTGTGAAAGATTATTAAAAGATTATTTATTCTTATCAGTAACCTTGTACAAATCAAATCTCTCATTGTTAGGTATATCATGAATGTGTATGATATTTCCATCGATTACGCCTTCATAGTAAAGAGACGAGCCTTGTCTTTGGAGAACAACCCTATTATCACTCTCTGAATAATAAGCCTTAACAGTCGTTATGTATGCACCCTCATAAGCTGACCATGATACCCATGCATCAGATTCTTCAAAAGTGAAGTGATAGATGTATTCATGTGTTCTACCTTTCCACTCTGTTCCTGCTAATCCTGTTTGAATTTCTTCTTTACTGCATGATGTGAAAGTCATTGCTGTTAATCCCATCATAATAATTGCTACTGCTAAAAATAATTTTTTCATTGTTTTCATTTTGCTTTGTTGTTTTATTTATTATTAAATTCAATCCTCATCAAAAGGCATTACCTCCCTGTATTCATCAACTCCATCTTTGTCTTGCTGTTCGTTTATTTTTTCTTGAAGTTTTTCCTCAACCTCTCTTTTATTCCACCGATAGCCGTTCGGCTCACCAATCAGTTTTGTCAATGCTGACTTTACAGTATTGCGCTCTTCCCGTGTTGGTTTTCCTTTGAACATTAAATCACAAAAGAACTTGACTGTAACCGTGTAGCCTGAATTGTTTAAAATTGATTCCATTATACTTTTGTTGCTTAATAATTCATCAGTATAATAATCAACATCCTTGCTTGCAATTCCCACAACATCCTCAGATGTATTATACCATTCCTGCCAATTTTCTTCGGGTTCGCAATTTTGAGCAAACTCTTCCAAATGTCGTAAATTTCATCAAAATCAATTTGAAGTGGTAACCGCTCCATGTTTATTTGAATAAATCGCCTTTCAGATGAATCCTGCACGAACTCGCTAATGTCATCATTTGATGTATAGATGTAATACCGTTTCGCTTCAAGTTGCACCATGCGCCCCCATTTTTGATTATAAACACAAGTATTGGAAGTCAACATAGATTTAACAAGTCCATAAGACTTCCGGCTATCCTTCGGCATTGCTTCGTCAAGAATTGCACAATTATATTGCGCTGCATACGGTAAATCATGATTATAAAGTTGCAATTCCCTCCCAAATGTAGTTTCTAATTTTGCTCCATAAATAACATCTTTGCCACCATTCAAAATTGATGCAATAGCCCTTGCAATTGAAGTTTTACCTGTTTTCTTTTTATTAGATGAAAGGTAAAGGCTTTTATTCATTGATGGATTGTGCCCTTCATGCCTTGTTTGGCAAATGAAATATCTGAAAGCATCAATCTCAATGTCAGTAAAGCCCCAAATTTTCTGTATTTTTTCAGCAACTTTTTTATATTTTTCAGGGTCGGGTTTTTCACTGAAAATTTTATCAGTTTTTTCTTGAAGTCTCTTTTTCGCTAAATCTCCATACCATGCAATTTCTGCAATCTTTTCAGCTTCAGCTGTTATTTTCCCCCTCTTATCGGTATTGGTTGCAAATACGCAAAAGTTATAAATTGGTGGAAATAGCTTTTGCATTGATTTTTCGTTATTTATTTTGTCAACAACTGCTCTTTTGAATATAAAGATTATTTCGCTTTTAAGTTCCTCTAAACTTTTAAACTCTCCATGCTTTGCCCAATTTTCCAAAGACTCATAACTTACAACATCCACAATGTATGGGTCTGGTGTGTGTGAAGGTTTTATATCTTTTCTTAGAAAAACTTGCTCATACGTTTCACCTTCGAATTTTTCCCAAAGCATGACTTTAGCTAATTTTTCATAATCTAGTTTTTTGGTTTCTTTTTTCATGCCATTTCATTTTGAAGTAAAATCAAATCTAAAATATCTGCGCCTGCTTCAAGCTCACCTTCTCTAAAAGCATTTTCTACCCGGGTGTCCATTTTTCGACCGATAAAGCTATTTGTTTGTCGCTCCCATAAGTCAAACTCACCGTTATCGGGTGAAACGAGGTCGAGACGTGGAAGTCTTAACAGTCGATAATTATTCAGCATATTTGCACCGCCACTTGCAAGCCAAATGTAATCGGGCTCATACACACTCATTAACACGGCTGACTTCTCGCTTTCACATAATGCCACAGGTTTATCAGGATTTTCTTTAATCAAATGCTCGCCAAAAAACACTTGATGTAATTCAAAGTCTGATTTTACTTGCTTATGTAAATACCATGAATTTCGCTTTTTGTCTCGTCTCCCATCTTTGCCATAATACATTACTTTCCCCGTTCTGAAATTACCCTCTGAATCCTGTTGCCAAAAAATTGTGCCATTGCCTTTGGCTGTTCCAATATTATATGTGGCTTGTAATTCAAGAGCTTTGTCAGAGCCAAATAATTCAACTAACCACATAAAAAATGTATTACTTCTGAATTTATTAAATGTCGCTTCGACTACATCCTTT